ATAACTTTTAAATACATTAGATAATAATTTAAATTCTCTTTTTAACCCAGCATATAATCTTTTGTGTATTGAAGACATAACTCTAGATCCACGTTCTAATAACGCAACTGTAGTTCCAACTGCGGCTTGTTGATTTCCGTCACCAACTTGCATATCAGCAATTGCAGCAAATCTTTGTCCTGCTTGAACTACGATACCCATTAATTGTAATAATGTTTGAGATGGTTCTTTGTATGGTAAAGGATAAAATGCATCTCTTAACGATCCACCTGGTGCATCTACATCTTTAAATTCACCTGGCTGTATTGGGGATGCTTCGTCTCTAACTCTTACACCTCTTTGTTTAAAACCTGCGGGTAGATTAGATAATGTTCCTGCATCCAACAATTGACGGAGAGCAGACGTTGCCGTTCTACTTAATCCGCCAATCATATGGATTAATCCAAGTCCGTAAAATCCAAGTCCTGGCAGAAATTTGAAGTGGACAAAATATTGAACTTTATTTTTCGTTGGATCTTCTGGTGCAAAATTCCTTCTAATAGAAAGAACTTTTCCACTACCTTCCTCAATTGTTACGATGTAAGGTAATTTTATTCCTGTTGGTTGATTTTCTTGACCAACATCTTCGAAACCTTCTAAATCTAAATTAACATGGCATTCTAATAATGTGTAAATAGTTTCTTGTCTGCCTGTTCCTTTAGTGCCTTCTAAATCTCTTTGTTTGTCTGTAACTTTATCCTCTACTTTTGATGGTGGTTGTAATTCTATGTCAGAATAAAAACCAGCAACTTGTTGTTTTCTTAAATCGTTTTCAGATATTTTAATTACATGCATAATAGCTTCTGCATCATCTAATGATGTTGCAGTATATGGTACAACTAAATCATCTGCTGGTACAAATTTAGATACAGCTCTTTGTAATAACGCATCGTAATAAACTTTTTTAAACGCAGATCCTGACAGCGGTAAATAAAATAACATTTGATCAAACTCTGCCTCATACTCTTCCATCTTTTCCATGATTTGATAATTCATAAAATTTTTAACACGTTGAGCTTGTTGTTCTTTTGCTTGGTCAACTTTACCTAAAATTTGTGCTCTTACTGGTCCTTCAGCAGGCAATAATTCTTTATAAGCTCCAGCTTGAAATTGTGTGACAGCTTCTGCTAACACAGGATGTGTTGCACCTGATGCACCTTGAAAAGGTTCATTTCTATTGTTGTATTTAAAACCTAATAAATCTAATCCTTCAATATATGATCGTTCCCATTCTTTTCTAGATGTTTTATACTCTGCATAATCTGCTCTCATCTTTAATCCGATAGGATCTAAAATATCTTCTGGTAATAATTCTGCTAAATTGTCGTAGTGATTTTCTGTGCCTGGAATATTTACTTTTCCTGGCTCAAAATTTAATTCAACACCACCATCGTCCATGGATGTGACTTCTATTGGTTGATCGGGTTGTTGTTCTTTTTTTTCCTCAACCTCTACATCCGGCCCTTCTATCTCAACGGACGTTCTGATACTGTTGGGGAGTGATTTATCTATCTCTGCCATTTATACTCCTATTATTTTCTACCACGTTTTAATATTAAAGCCAAGCCCTCAGAATTTACACCTTTAGAATTAGGACCTGATTTTGGAGGAATTCCTGAATCATCTCCAGCTAGTTTCATAATACCGCCACCTGCTTTTTTAGGTTTAAAAGGATTAGCCTCACCAGCACGACCCTCAGGTATACTACCTGCACCTGTTGGATAATTACCAAGTGCATCTGGATCTATGCCCATTTCTAATAATTCTTCTTTTGAATATTTTTTACCATCTTTTCTAAGTAGTTCTAAAATTTCATCCATATCGTCCATACCTTCTTGGCTATCAAATTTACCTGGATTACTTGCATCTGGATTATAACTATATTCTTCATACTCATCTAAAGATTTTACACTTTTACCAGTTTTTTCATCAACAATGTCTTCTCCTGGTTTAAATGTCATTTCTGATCCTTTTCCCATGTCTTCGTCTGCTATTTTTATACTTTTTTCTCCAGTAGTTAAATCTTCAGTTAATTCATATCCTTTGTAGTCATAAACTTTTTGTCTTTCAATTGTTGCAGCTTTTTCCGATATATCGTCTCCTTTACTTTTTATTAAATT